CTGAGCAACAGCGAAGCCCGCGTGTTCAAGAACTGGCGAGTCGAAGACTTCGAAGCCCCAGCCGATGCGGTTCTGCGCTTCGGTGCTGACTGGGGCTTTGCCTCAGACCCGACTGTCTTGGTACGCTGCTACATCGTAGGCCGCACGCTCTACATAGACCAAGAAGCCTACCGCATCGGGTGCGAGATCGTGGACACGCCCGCGCTATTCCTCACGGTGCCAGACTCTGAGCGCTGGCCCATCGTGGCCGATAGCTCACGGCCCGAGACTATCTCACACATGCGGCGGCATGGGTTCCCAAAGATCATGCCAGCCGTCAAGGGGCCGCGTTCGGTCGAGGAAGGCGTAGAGTGGCTCAAGTCTTTCGATATCGTGGTTCACCCGCGCTGCACTCACACAATCGACGAGCTGACAGCTTACAGTTACAAGATCGACCCGCTCACCGGGTTAGTGCTGCCAGTGCTGGACGACCGGGACAACCACGTAATCGACGCCCTGCGGTATGCGTGCGAGGGCGCTAGGCGGGCTCAAATAGGCCTTGCAAGGCCACAGAATGTGAAGGCAGTGCCTACGGTATCCGCTTGGAGATAATCGCTCCAATGTGGTATAAACGGCCCCGATACTTCGGGGCTTTTTTATGGCACGCAGCAAAGCGGAAAAGTGGGCAGCTATTCATGACGAGGCAATGGCCGAATTCGACGCCATTCAATCCGCGCTGCGCGATGAGCGCATGCAATGCCTACAAGACCGCCGGTTCTACAGCCTGAGCGGTGCACAATGGGAAGGCCAGCTAGGCGAGCAGTTCGAGAGCAAGCCCCGTTTCGAGGTGAACAAAATTCACCTTGCAGTCATTCGCATCATCAACGAGTACCGCAACAACCGCATAACGGTTGACTTTGTGCCCAAAGATGGCGACCCTGAATATGACAAGCTGGCCGAAACCTGCGATGGTCTGTATCGCGCCGATGAGCTGGATTCCAGCGCAAATGAAGCCTACGACAACGCATTCGAGGAAGCGGTAGGCGGCGGCTTCGGTGCTTGGCGCTTGCGCACAGTGTACGAGGACGAGGAGGACGAAGAGGACGAAAAGCAGCGTATCCGAATCGAGCCTATCTTCGACGCTGATTCGTGCGTTTTCTTTGACCTCAATGCCAAGCGCCAGGATAAAGCAGACGCTAAACGGTGTTTTGTACTCACCGCCATGACGCGCGACGCATACGCCGAAGAATGGGGCGACGATCCATCAGACTGGCCCAAAGACATCTTCCAGCGCGAGTTCGATTGGCTGACGCCTGATCTGGTCTATGTGGCCGAGTATTACCGGGTCGAGGAGACAAGCGAAACCGTCCGAATCTATGAGAAGCTGGACGGCGAAGAAGAACGCTACACCGACGCCGAACTTGAGGCAGACGACAATGCTCTCATGCTTGAGTTGCAAGCTACCGGCGCTCGTGAAGTACGACAGAAGAAGGTCAAGCGCAAGCGTGTACACAAGTACATTCTGAGCGGTAATGCGGTGCTTGAAGATTGCGGATATATCGCTGGCAAGCATATTCCCATCGTGCCGATGTATGGCAAGCGCTGGTTCATTGATGGCGTTGAGCGCTGCATGGGCCATGTGCGCCTGGCCAAGGATGCGCAGCGGCTCAAGAACATGCAACTATCCAAGCTCGGTGAAATCTCCGCGCTATCTACTGTTGAAAAGCCCATTCTGACGCCTGAGCAGATTGCAGGGCATCAGATGATGTGGGCTGAGGACAACATCAAGAACTATCCTTACCTGCTGATTAACCCGGTGACGGATGCAATGGGGCAACAGGTAGTCGGCGGGCCAGCAGCCTACACCAAAGCCCCCAACCTGCCACCGGCAATGGCCGCGCTATTGCAGATCACCGAGCAGGACATGCAAGACCTGCTAGGCAATCAGCAGCAAGCTGACAAGATGGTGTCGAATATCTCCGGCAAAGCCGTGGAGATGATTCAGCAGCGGCTGGACATGCAAACCTTCATCTACATGAGCAACATGGCCAAGGCCGTGAAGCGCTCCGGCGAGATATGGCTGAGCATGGCCCGCGACATCTTCGTGGAAGAAGGGCGCAAGCTGAAATCTGTGGCCCCAAGCGGCTCGATTGAATCGGTTGAATTGATGAGGCCGGTGCTGTCAAAAGAAGGCGAGCTGGAGTTTGAGAACGACCTAAGCGAAGCAGAATTCGATATTGCCGTGGATGTTGGCCCGAGCAGCTCCAGCAAGCGCCAGGCTACCGTTCGTTCACTAACCGGCATGATGCAAGTCACACAAGACCCTGAAACTCTGCAAGTATTGAGCGCAATGGCCCTTATGAATCTTGAGGGCGAAGGTATGCAAGATGTGCGCGATTATTTCCGTGGGAAACTGGTTCGCATGGGCGCAGTAAAAGCCACCGAAGAAGAAGCGCAACAAATGGCCGCTGAAATGCAAGGCCAGCAACCTGACCCACAGGCCATGTATTTGATGAGCGCAGCCAAAGAAGCAGAAGCAAAAGCCATGAAGGCCCAAGCTGATACTGTGCTAACTGTGGCAAAATCCGAACAAACCCGAGCACAGACAATTGAAACCCTATCAAATGTCGATGTGTCTCAGCAAAAAGCCGCCATCGAAACTGCACAAGCAATCGGCGGCGCTTTGCAGCAACAGAACAAAGGCAATCCACCCGGCCTCTAATGGGGTGAGAAAATGGTTAATCCGTTCGACCAATTAAAAGGAACGAGAAAAAGGGCACATGATGGGAAAAACGGCAGACAATGATGTGATCGAAACCGAAATCATCGAGGAAATCGCTCAAGTAGAAACCGAAGCCGAAGCCGAAGCCAGCGAACAGCCGGAACAAGCACAGGCAGAAAACGAAGCGCAAGCCGATGATGAAGTGATCGTGAGCATCGGTGAGGAATCGCCACCTCAAGAGGAAGAAATCCGGCCAACTCACAGTTGGGTTAAAGAGCTGCGAAAGAAGGTGCAGGCCGACATTGAAAAGCAACAGCAGGAATGGCAAGCCAAGCTGCAAGGCTACGGCAAAGCCAAAGCTGAGCTCAAGGTGAAAGATTACGACGATGCCGAAGGTATCGTTCAGGAGTCTTTCAATACCACGCAGCAAGGCGTTATTCTGCAAGGTGCAGACAATCCGGCGTTGTTGGTTTATGCGCTTGGCAAAAACCCAAAGAAGGCAAAGGAACTCGCCTCAATCAGCGACCCCGTGAAATTCGCTTTTGCGGTTGCAAAACTGGAGACTCAATTGAAGGTTACAAATCGCAAAGCGGCACCTCCACCAGAAAAGACGGTTCAGGGGACTGGCCGCATATCTGGATCGGTGGACTCAACCCTAGATCGGCTGCGCGCCGATGCTGAAAAGTCAGGCGACTATTCAAAGGTATTCGCCTACAAACAGCAAAAGCGCAACAAGTAATTCTCATTTTCAATTTAGGAGCACATCATGGCTAATGCCTTTTCCAAAGAAGAACGCGTAGCGTTTGAATCTATCCTTGAGGGCTTCAATGACGCCCTCGTTTTGTCGCGTAATGTGTCGGTTTACAACACCGACCAACAGATGATGGAGCGCACGAACAACGTCATCTGGCGTCCTGAGCCCTACATCGCTCAGTCGTTCAGCGGCACCGATATGACCTCTAACTTCAAGGACTTCACGCAGCTTGCGGTGCCCGCCAGCATCGGCTTTAGCCGCTCTGTGCCTTGGGTTCTTACCGCCACCGAACTGCGCGATACCTTGCAAGAAGGCCGCCTGGGTGACTCTGCCAAGCAAAAGCTGGCCAGCGACATCAACGTGAGCATTATGAACACCGCTGCCAACACTGGCACTTTGGTGGTCAAGCGCACGTCCGCCGCCTCGGGCTTTGACGATGTGGCCCAAGCTGACGCGATGATGAACGAAATCGGCGTGCAAGCATTTGACCGCTATCTCGCTTTGTCAACCCGCGATTACAACGGCATGGCCTCTAACCTGGCTGGACGTGGCACGATGCAGGGCAAGCCTGTCACCGCTTATGAGCGTGCATATGTGGGCAATGTGGCCGGGTTTGAAACCTTCAAGCTCGACTACGCCAACCGCTTGACCGCTCGCGCTGGCGTGACTGTGACCGTGAACGGTGCTAACCAGTATTACACCCCGAAGGCCACCAGCACCGCAGTCACCGGCGAAGTGGCGAACGTGGACAATCGCTTCCAAAACTTGACCATTGCCGTGACCTCTGGCACTGTGAAGGTGGGCGATTGCTTCACGCTGGCAGGCGTTAATTCGGTTCATGCCATCACCAAAGCAGATACCGGCCAGCCCAAGACCTTCCGCATCACGGCCATCGTGTCTGGCGCGGGTGGCTCTGGCGTGGTGCAAATCTCGCCCCCGATCATCTCCGCTACTGGTGCTACCGATGCCGAACTGCAATACAAGAACGTGACCGCTACGCCTGCAAACGGCGCTGCAATCACCTTCTTGAATACGGTGGACGCATATGTAAACCCCTTCTGGCAGAAGGATTCGCTGGAAATCTTGCCTGGCCGCTATGCTGTGCCGTCT